TTTTCCCTTTACTTTTTCTAATGCCTTCTTAACAGTTTCTTGTTGAAACTTAATTTCTCCTGTGGGTATTCCTGAAAATATAGTATCATATCTTAATCCAACATAAGATTGGTTTAATTCTAATGTGTAATGTATTGCGGTATTACCTCTTTTTATAGTCTCTGATACCAATCTCTGTAAACACCAAGTTTTACCAATACCAGCTGGTGCTACAATAACTCCTAACTCACCTTTTCCTAAACCCCCATCCATCACTTCATCTATAATATCCCAACCTGTAGCAACAGTATCTCGTGTTGAATGTGTTAATCTTTCTTCCAATCCCTCTATATAATCATGTCCTAAATCTTTTGTAGTTCCTGCCTTCATTGCCGCATCAATTGTAGTTTTTATACCATCATAATCGTGACGTTCTAATAAATCTACAGATTGCATTATTGCAGTTTTTAATGTTTGATTTTTACAAAACTCTATGGACTTTTCTTCTACAAAATTTAAATCAGTTGCCTCTCTAAGTTGAAATACCTCTCTTAAATTATCCACTACTGATTTCTTTAAAACTTCTGAACTAAGTTCATCTATTTGTATTTTTATTGCTTCTAATGTTGGTTCTACTTTATACTTCTCATAATACTTCTTTATACAATTTACCAACCATTTATCTGCATCGGAATCAAAATAATCTGGTTCCAATATATCATTAATTGTTTGCAAAAATCTACGATTGAATAATAATAATACTATTATTTTCTTTTGAAATGAATGTCCGAAATGTGTTAATGTTTCTGCCATATTAAAAAAAGTCGTGTTCTACTAAGTTTGCTGGATTGATTGCCTTCTTTACTCGTGATTTGGCAATTTCAAAATATTCTTTTTCTCTCTCTATACCCACATATTTTCTATCTAAAGTCACACAAGATATTGGTGTAGTTCCACTACCCATAAACGGGTCTAACACTACATCATCTTTTCTACTACCAAGTGTTACTAAATAACTGAATAGTTGGATTGGTTTTACCGTTGGATGGATATTTTTAGTTGGTAGTGTGGTGAATTTCTTCTCTACACCTTTCATATCTTTACTTGATTCTGGACTTTGACCATTATATATTTTTTGTTGTTTTTCAAAATCATCCAATCCCATATTCTTTTCTGACTTACTCGCCTTGGGAACAACTAAAAATGGAAATGTCCGTTGTACCTCTGGTGCTAATTTTATCAATCTACTTTTCCACCACTCATCTAAACTATAATATCTACTAAAATCTCCCTCATCTCCTTTACCTGGATTCTCTCCCGTACCTTCTTCATCATATGCCCAACCACCACTAAACATCTCATTTGTGTTTTGATATGCTCGACCACCCGTTGACTTAGTTTTCTTTCCTGTATCTAATACTTTATCACTTACTAATAGATTGGCGGCAAATCTACCAAGTGGTGATGCATCTGCTGTATCATTATCTTCACTCTTAAATCCACTTGTCTTAAATACTGTATTTTCTTCACGTGGTTTTCTCTTTGTGGTTTTTCTTGATGCCTGTATTCCTCTTGATAATCCTTCTCTATTTGGTTTTTCCCAACCACCTTCATACATCTTACCTTCACCTTTTTCATATTTCCCATCAAAGTTCATCATAGCAGCAACATTATCTTTATCAAACTGTTCTTTATCTCTCATACCTGCAAATGGTATTCTACAATCATCTAACCAAGTTATACCCTTTTGATTATCTTTTGCTTGTTCCGTATAACCTTTCTTCTCTAATGGTTTCATTACCACAATCACCACTTCTACTGCTGGTTTTGGTTGATATCCTGCATAACTTCCTTCAAGATTTTCTTTCTCGGTTTTCTTACCAACATTCATAGCCTTTGGGAAACCTGTTGCGTATGCCCAATAGATGGGTGTGAAACTTACATCAAATCCTGCCTCTACCAAAGTTTGAACCATAATTGTCTGGACATCACTTCTTGGTGCACTCATTACGAATGATAATGCTCCTGGTTTCAATACTCGTAATGATTCTTTCCATATGGGAACAAAGAATTCTCTCATTCCATATGTGGTTTTTTTCATACCAGGACTCATCCAACCTACTGTTTGAGATTTAGTAGATTTTTTTTCTTCAAACTTATCCCAATGTTTACCCATAAATCCGTATCCATATGGTGGGTCTGTGCAAAGTAAATCTACTGAATTTTCATCAAGTTTTTTCAGTTCTTCTAAACAATCTCCATTGATTAGTTTACTATCCATTTTTTAATAATCCCCTGTTTGACAAGTGTAACAAGGGCAATTCCCATACTTATCGGGATCTCCTTTGTATTCATTTACATACTCTCTAAAAGTTTTTACATCTTGTGCACCACCATATTCGTATAACCATTTACCATATATGTGTTCTAATTGTTTTTCTGTATAATCTTTATCCATTAATACCCTTTCTAAAAACAAATACTGGTTCGGTCTTTATCCCTTTACCTGCAACACTTGATAATATCAAATCTACAGTAGGTTCTTTTGTAAACCCAATCTCGTTTGATATATTTACTGTTTCTTTCTCTATGAATTTATATTTTGGTGTGTTTGCAATGTTAATTAACATATAACCATTCTCTTTCAATCCATAATAACAATTTTTTATGGTATTTTTTAAAAAACCATTAACCCACTCATCTTGAGTAGGAAACTTTTTAAAACTTTGTGTTGATTCATCCGAATATTTTTCGGTATCGAAATAAGGTGGTGAAGTAAAACATAAATCGATTGATTCTTTTTCTGGAATAAAATCTTCACTTCCTTGTTTATATATATCTATTTGTTTTCCCAAATATGAAAAATCTTTTTTCATTTTTAACAAACCTTCATATGTTTTAGTTGAAGGTTCTGTACCTATATAATGTTTAGTATTTTTTGAAGCTAAAAACCCAATCAATCTTCCACCCCAACCACAACTCATATCTCGTATCACTCCATCTCCACCAAACTTCTCATAAATAACTTTAGCCGCACTTGGTCTAAAATTACTCACTGCCTGTGAACCTTGATATAATTTTAATGATTGTCTAAATCTATTCTCTGTAAATTTGTTATTACCGTGTTTTTCTTCATACTTCCAAGTTTTTCTAATTATTGTTTTAAGTAAATCATCATCATTAAAATATCCAATGGGTGGCATTTTAGAATTACCACATTTAACATCTACCCAATGAGGAAAATAGTTCCATGCCAATCTTAATCCATGCATTGTTTGTTGAATCTGATTATCTATGAAAATACTATCCGTATCAAATTTTCTTAATGAATTTATATGAGAGTTCTTTTCTTCTTCTCGTACTGTATAGTGTGGAAATCCCTTTTCTCTATAGTATTTAAATATCCATTTAATACCGTCTTCAATATCAATAGAATTTATATTGTGTGTAACTCTATGATAATTTAATTCTAAATCATCTATATCCACAAACTTTTCTAATACATTATAATCTACACTCATGATTATATTTTTTCTTCGCCATATAATCCGTTTCTTAAATCTTCTTCAATTTCTAATTGTCTTTTCTTTTTATACCGTTCTCTGGCCAATTTTCGTAATTTTTCCTTATTGCGCTCATAGTGTTCCATTTGCCAGCGTTTCTGAGCATCGTGTTGTTCCTCTGAAGTAAAGTATTTACGCTTTCTTCCCATGACTCATCCTAGCGTATCTATTTAATTGTGTAAAATTTTGTGCCAACCAACCTTGTAAATTTGGTAAAGATGTAAATAATCTATCTTCCATAAACATGGTTTCAAATTTATATTTTACTAATTCGGTAATTGGTTTCTCTATACCTGATAATATTTTCATTCTAGCATTTCCAGAAATATCTACATTTTTTAACTGCATTAATTTATCATTAAGTTCTAATTGTTCCTTACAAACAACAACACTCTCATATAATTTTAATTCGTCTTTATGTTTTTCAGAATATTCAACAATTTCTTTCAAAGTAACATAATTGTCTTTATCTATTATATCTGGAAATCTTTTTTTAATCGTAGTTAATCCTGCTCCTTTAACTCCAGGTATATTATCAGATTTATCTCCTTCTAATATTCTGTATGTTAAGAAATTCTTTGATGGTATTCCATATTCTTCCATCAAGGATTCTCTATCGTAAGTTTTCTTTTTCGTGGGTGAATATACTTTAATTCTATGATTTACAAGTTGTAAGAAATCCTTGTCGGTAGACATGATAGTAATCTTACTTTCATCAAATACTTGTTTAGATAAATACCCAATAGTATCATCTGCCTCAATATTATCAATTGAAAGTGTTGAAACTGGTAATAAATCCAAGTACTCGACAATCCGTGTGAGTTGCATAAGCATATTTTGTCGTTCTTCTTCTTGTGTATTAAAATCATACGCTCGAACAAGTTTTTTCT